TGCTTGTTTTTCCCTAATCTATCTTCGATTAATCTCTAAAAGAAACTAATCAATTACATCCAATTATATAATATTCAAAAATAATCTATGAGAAAATATGGTGAAATAGACTAAGTACAGAATAAACAGGAGTGAGGCGTACTTAAGTACGCCTCACTGAGGTTTATTCGAAACGAGTCGATTTACCCATTTTTACCACAAATTATTCCAATTCAATAGTTCCCGGTGGCTTGCTTGTTATATCATAGAGTACCCTGTTTACATGGTCTACCTCATTGATAATCCTGTTGGTCACCTTCTCAAGTACTTCCCAAGGGAGTCTGGCAGCCTCTGCTGTCATAAAGTCTATTGTCTTAACTGCACGAAGTGCTATGGCATAGTCATAAGTTCTGTAATCGCCCATTACTCCTACGCTTCTCATATTAGTAAGAGCCGCAAAGTACTGGTTGATTTCCTGTGAAAGTCCTGCTTTATCTATTTCCTCACGGTATATAGCGTCTGCATCCTGAACTATCTTTACCTTCTCGGCTGTAACTTCACCTATTATTCTTATTCCAAGCCCCGGTCCCGGGAATGGCTGACGGAATACAAGATGCTTCGGTATGCCAAGCTCAAGTCCCGCCTTTCTTACCTCATCCTTGAAAAGATCTCTAAGAGGCTCTATGATTTCCTTGAAATCAACATAGTCGGGAAGTCCTCCTACATTGTGATGTGACTTTATAACTACACTCTCACCGCCAAGTCCTGATTCCACAACATCAGGGTAAATTGTTCCCTGTACTAAGAAATCTACCTTACCGATTTTTTTCGCCTCTTCTTCAAAGACTCTGATAAATTCCTCACCTATTATCTTACGCTTCTTTTCAGGCTCGCTTACACCTGCAAGTTTTGAGTAGAATCTTTCCGCTGCATTTACTCTGATGAAGTTCAGCTTATAATTGCCGTTCGGTCCGAATACAGCCTCAACCTCATCACCTTCATTTTTTCTAAGAAGTCCATGGTCAACAAATACACAAGTAAGGTTTTCACCTACCGCCTTGCTGAGCATTACTGCTGCAACCGATGAGTCAACACCACCTGAAAGTGCACAAAGTACCTTACCGTTGCCTACCTTTTCTTTGATTGCCTTTATACTGTTTTCTACAAAGGCATCCATTTTCCAGTTACATTCACATTTGCAGACATTCTTTATAAAATTTCCAAGCATTACATGTCCGTACTCTGAATGCAAAACTTCAGGGTGGAACTGAATTCCGTAGAGATTCTTTGCTGTATTCTCATATGAAGCTACAGGACAGTCATCACTATGTGATGTAATCTCAAATCCTTCACCAATTTTACTTATATAGTCTGTATGGCTCATCCACACAATACTTTCCTTTGGCACATTTTCAAACAATGCACTGTCAGTCTTATCCACTGTCAGTTTGATTTTACCATACTCTCTTACACTTGCTCTTTCTACCTTTCCACCAAGTAGATGCTGCATAAGCTGTGCACCGTAGCATAGTCCAAGTACAGGAACTCCAAGTTCAAAAAGCTCTTTTGAATATGTGGCTGAATCAGGCAGGTAACAACTGTCCGGTCCTCCTGTAAGTATGATTCCCTTTGGATTTTTCTTCTTAATCTCTTCTAAAGGGGTTTTATATGAATAGATCTCACAATATACATTGTTCTCTCTTACTCTTCTTGCAACTAACTGGTTGTACTGGCCTCCAAAGTCCAAAACAATTATAAGTTCCTGCTTTAATTCCATCTGTATCTCCTATACTTGATAAATTAATTTGTACATACAATAATATATCCTAAATAGAAAAAAAACGCAAATATTCTATTGTTCTTAAACGTATAATTTTACTTTTCAGGTTTGTCCTTAGCAACGCTTGTTGAAACTATAAAATTTCTCATATTCTTATTTTCATCAATTCGTATATAAGCATAATACTCATTCCAGAATATAGAATCACTGTTGGTACGCCATGATATCCCATATACAGAGTCTGTAGGCTCGGATTCATTCGGTATTAGCCAAAGTTTCTTTTTAAAAATATTTTTTACATTATCTGTATCAAAAGTATCTAACAGATTCAGATCTTCAAGCTTAATATCTATACCGGCATTTTTCACTGCATTCTCACAGTCTTCATCCATATAGAAATTTACAACCTTGGCATCCTTTATATCCACATCTTTATCAAGGCTTCCATACAAATCTATTGCACCTATAAGTGTATCATCTTTAACTAATAAATATGGTGCTCCCCTTAGAGTCTCTCCGGTACTTCTATATCCCTTTTCTACAGTAATATTTTGATTTCTCTCAAACTTCGTATACGAACCGCTTGTCAGCAATTCACTGTACTCATATGTATCCTCATCATTCATAATGTATATATCAAATCCTCCGTCTAAGAGGTCTTCTACACTTGTCTTACTCAGTGTTACTTTCATCCCTCCTACAGTCATTACAGGGGGCTTTACCGGTAAACCTATAAGAATATATCCGAAGCATAAAAAGACAATCAATAATGCCAATACTGCAAGAGAAAATATAGCATTATATGTACGCTTTCTTGCATTAAAAAAAGCTCTTACAGGTATTGCTATAATCATTCCGCCAAGAGCCGCAGCCCCTGATCCCATAACACTCATTAACTTCAGAACTATCAGTACCGTGATAACTATACTTAGAATATATAAAAATATCTCACCTATTTTCATTTTACTTGTATCGGTTTGATTATTTGCCGCTCCTCGCATACCGTATACCGAACTTTTCTTCAATCTGATTCTAAGCCAAAGTGCTATAGCAATAAAGCAAACTCCAAGGAAAACCATTAACCCTATAAATAATAATCTGACGCTCATACTTACTCTCCTATTTTACGTATTTACATATGATTATTCTACCATATTTTATATAATTTTTTTAATTTTTGCAAAAAAGCATTCCAAATTTCTTTTTCATATGTTATCATAACACAAATTTTTCTTTACTGAGGAATAAGGGAAAATTAGCGCCAGGGCTTCGGGGATTCCCTAGCTGACGAGGTAAACAGTTATCGAAAGATTCGGCGGATGCTGTTTCGGAGTAGTGCATCGTAAAAGAAAGAAAAAAAGCGAAATCAAGATCGTAACAAAAGCTTTCTTCGCACAATAAACAATTAAATAGGAGTAAAATACTATGTGCGGTATTGTTGGTTTTGTTGGGCAGGGGAATACTAAAGATATTCTACTGTCCGGTCTTTCGCGTCTTGAATACAGAGGCTATGATTCTGCCGGAATAGCTCTATATTTTCATCCTTTTACTGTAGTAAAATCTGTAGGTAAATTGGAGAAATTGAAAAAAAAGGCTGTTGCTTCCAAAGAATGTGATTTTCCCTGCTCTATGGGAATCGGTCACACACGTTGGGCAACTCATGGTAAAGCTGACGAAAAAAATTCTCATCCACACTTATCTATGAATAAAGAAGTGGTGCTGGTTCATAACGGTATTATTGAAAATTTTGCAGATTTAAAGAACTTTTTACAAGAAAAAGGATACAGTTTCTACTCAGATACCGATACCGAGGTTGCTGTAAACCTGATTGAATATTTTTACTTGAAAGAAAAGAATATTTTAAATACTCTCTTCTTAGTGCAAAGAGAGTTGAAAGGTTCTTACGCCTTTGCAATTATGTTCGAAGATGATGCAAATACTCTTTATGCAATGAGAAAGGACAGTCCTTTAATTGTAGGAAAAGGCGAAAACTCTTTTTATATTGCCTCAGATATTTCCGCATTTTTGGACTATACAAATGAAATATATGCCTTGGAAAACAAGGAGATTTTAACCCTTTCCGAAAATGAAATACATATTTATAACAAAAATAAGGAAGAGGTAAAACGCTCTTCCGGTATAGCCGATCTTGATCAAAGCCGAATTCATAAAGGAGAATATCTGCATTTTATGGAGAAGGAAATCTTTGAGCAACCACAGGCTGTAAAAGATACTTTACTTTATGCCTGTGGCAAAGAAAATGATGACTTTTCCTATGAGGCCTTCTCTATGAGTGAAAAGGATTTCCGGGATATCTCAAGAGTCAGAATAATCGCATGTGGATCTGCATACCATGTAGGCTATGTATTAAAGTCAGTTTGTGAAAGCCTGGCAAGAGTTCCGGTACAGGTGGAACTTGCAAGTGAGTTTCGCTACAATCATCCGATTTTAGAAGATGGTGAACTGGTTATCAGTATAAGCCAGTCAGGAGAGACTGCGGATACTTTAGCTGCAGTAAAAGAAGCAAAGAAATTGGGAGCAAAAACTCTTTCTATTGTAAATGTCAAAGGATCTGCAATTGCAGTAGAATCCGACTTTGTCTTTTATACGCAGGCAGGACCTGAAATTGCAGTCGCCACTACAAAGGCATATAGCTGTCAGCTTGTTGCAGGTTACATTTTCTCCCTGCTTTTAGCTAAAGCAAAGGGTAAAATTAAAGATGAAGAAGCTCAAAGCCTCAAAGATGAACTTTTCCTTCTCCCCGGTAAGATTCAACAATGTCTTTCCCTGGATGGCGAAATCCTACCTATGGCAAAGAAGCTGAAGGACTCAGACAATATTTTCTTCCTTGGAAGAGGTCTTGACTGGGCCATCTCCATGGAAGGAGCTTTGAAGCTTAAAGAAATCAGTTATATTCACTGTGAAAGCTACAGCAGCGGTGAGTTAAAGCATGGTACAATAAGCCTGATAGAAAAAGACAGTCCTGTAATCGCTCTTCTTTCCCAAGAGGAACTCGCAGGAAAAAGTATTTCAAATATTCACGAGGTAAAAAGTCGTGGAGCAAAATGCTTTGCTCTCACAATGGAAAATATCTCTATAGATGAGAATGACTTTGTACAAAATCTTAGTGTACCAAGTACCCATCCTCTCTTTGCCGGAAGCCTTTTGGTAGTTCCACTGCAGTTTCTCTCCTATCAGGTCAGCCTTTTAAAAGGATTGGATCCTGATAAGCCAAGAAACTTGGCAAAGTCTGTTACGGTAGAATAAATAAAAATATTAAAAACAATAAAAGTCTATGACCACAAGGTTGTGGACTTTTTTTACAGTATATAATTACCTCTTTGTGATTTCTTCAATCATTACTACAAAATAGTATGCTACTTTTTTACTATCAATATGCTTGGTATATTCTCAATCCACTTATCTATATTACTTCTTGTAAATCCCAATTCTGTTACCGGCCATGAAATCTTCCTGCATTTATCTCGACATAATAGCTTTCTATTGTCGTAAATCTCCAAGTTAAAGTTCCTTTTTATAAATTAGGTCTATAAATTAGAGCGTAAAATTTTATATAAACATATTGACATTTTACGCAAAATATTCTACGTTAGCATTTGTAACAACTATTTTTTATTTACTGCAATGTCTGTATTGTTTTGCGTGTAATTTTACGTCCTATGATTTTATTGTATTCAATATTTTGCGTAATTCAATGCTTTCAGCGTGCTATTTTGTGAAATAATGGAGAACCAAGGTGGGATTATACGAAAACATTAAAAAGGTAGCCACTTTAAAAGGCTACACAATATATAAACTTGAGCAGGAATTGAGGTTTCCTCGAAGTAGCATATCAAAGTACAATTCGAACGACCCAAGTGTTGGAAAAATAAAGCAAATTGCAAACTTTTTGAATGTTTCATATTCTTCAATAATATCTGGAGATGATGATTTGCCTTATTCAGACCATAAAGACATAACCAAAAGCATTGAAGACATTATGTCAAAACTTGAAAGTGTCGACAGTGGCTCTCTAATGTATAACGGTCAAGAACTTAGTGAAGTATCTAAAGAACTTCTGCGCAACGCTTTAAAATACGCTATTAAAGAAACCCGAAATGAAAATAAATTAAAAAATAATCCTCACAAAAACAAAGAGTGAAGTTTTAATTTTTATAGGAGAGTATGAATTTGGAAGATATTAAAAGTAAACTTGTTGATAAGAGCATTGAAGCATTTATTTTAGGTCTGGAGATTTATAACAAACCAACTATCAGGTACAGAATTGAAGGTTTTAGCTTCTTTATTTGTAATGCTTGGGAATTAATGTTAAAAGCTGAAATGTTGAATAGAGGCGAAAGTATATATTTTTCTAATGCTCCGGACAGAACACTATCTTTGGAAAATGTTCTTCAACGCATTTATACTAATATATACACAAGAATTAGGCTAAATCTGGAAAAAATAATAGAACTTAGAAATATAAGTACACATTACATAACTGAAGATTATGAAGCTAAGTACGCTCCTTTATTTCAAGCATGTGTAATTAATTTTGTTAATGAATTAAAACGATTCCATAACAAGGATATAGAAAATCACATACCGCATAACTTTCTTACGATAAATGCCAACTACGATATATTAAGTAGTGAACAAATAAGGTTGAAATATCCTTCGGAAATTGCTGAAAAGTTTATACAGCAATCAAATGACATAGATGTACTTAGTTCCGAATACAATTCAGAAAAGTTTTCAATAAATATAAGGCAAAACCTTTATATCACAAAGAAACACAATGATGCAGATTTTACAGTATCGTTATCAAATGATTCTCCTAATAAAGTTGCTATTATAAAAGATGTAAAGGATCCTGCTAATACGCATAAGTATTCATACAATAATGTTATACAGGCTGTAAAGACAAGACTAAAAAACACAAATTGTACTCTTCAATACGATAAGGGATTTAATCAATATGTTTTAAACTTAATAATAGATTTTTATAATATAAAATCCAACCCTGTATACTCATATGAACATAAAATTGGTAATATGCAGTCATTTACATATTCTGAACAATTTGTAGAGTTTATAGTAAACGAAATAAAAAAGAACCCAATTCATTTTGTAGATAGTTTGAAAAAATCAAAAAAAAGATAACCCCAGGCACTTAGGAATGCTCACTACTTTAAAGCAGCTACCCCCTTCTGGGACCTAGTGTTATTCCTTCACAAGTTATCTATAGTTGTATTCTATGTTGTATACATTACTTTGTCAAGTTTTAGAGTATGATTTTTTTATTATTTATGTTTGATTGCAAAAGTCTTACGGAAGATACCTAAATCCTTGTTACTAGTGTGTTACTAGTATGTTACTAGTAAGCAAAAACTTACAAAATTTTAAACAAAGAAAAACCCAGTATATACAAGGTTTTCCTCGCATATGCTGGGTATAATTTTGTCTGTTTATTATCTCTTACAGAACTGTAGGTTGCCTATTTTATAGCTTTTTAAATAACTTTGTTACTAGTGAGTTTCTATCATTTATAAATAGGAAGAAACTCAAATTACTAAAAGTGCATTTTAATTTGTGCTTGCCTTCTCTGATTCATTCCTTAATACATCAATAGCTTTTGCTATGACAGGTGGAATCGGAATGCCCATCAACCCGGCATTCTCAATAATAGAAATACTTTCATTTACTACAAATGCAATTATAACTGCATCTTTTATGTATGTTGTATGCATGATTATATCAAGCCTTACTGCCACAAGAACAATCATTAGTGCAACACCTTTTCGGCATAGTCCCTTGAATCCTGCACGTGATTCCAAAGCACCATTCTCACTCTTCTTGCTCTTCTTAAAAATACCTGCAACAATCAATCCAGTCACATAATCTAACGCCATGAAAACAATAAGAGTGATAAGTGCATCACTCCAACCACCAAACGCCATTGCTACAAATCCTCCTACTACACCTACTAATGAATATAATACATTTGCTCTCATATAAACCATCCTTTCTACTCTGCAAGCCCGTATGTTTTTAAATCCGGACTCTCTGTATCAAATTTCTTCTGATATCTGCCATCTTCATCTACCCAATGATAAATATGCTTTTTATCATTCTTAACATAAACACTTCTTGCCATAACTCCTGATCTTGTCAGATAATATGACTCATCTGCTATATCAATCCATTGTCCTGCAAGCATACCTCCATCAGTGTTCATATAATACCAGTCATCGCCACTTTTGAACCAACCTGTCACCATATGGCCTGCTCCATCAACTACAAACCATCTGCCATCTGTAGTTATCCATCTATTCTTTTGCACTACTCCCTTGTTCTCATATATCCACTTACCATCAAACATCACCCATCCTGTGAAGCTGTTCTTTTGATGTAGCTTACATGCCTGATAAGCACACCAAGAAACAAATTGTTGACACCAATACAAGCCATTTTTACCATACCAGTGCCCATACTTAGTATAGTTCGACATTCCGGCATTAGCAGTTTTTTCTTCCAACATAGCATTACTTGCCTTCTCCAAGTAGCCTACTTCTTGCCTTGCTACAGCAACTAGCTCTTCTGCTGTACATGTTGAGTTACTAAAAAGAGGCATGCCAAAACCGTTGATTCTATTTTTTCCACCTACCTCACCTTCAGTAAATCGGTACTCCTTCCTCGCTACTCCACCACCATTACGCTCAAATGCGACTGCCGATGTATTACCCTCTATAGTATGAATTACATATGTATCATTAACCTTTTTAACATCTTCAACGATTCCGACATGAGCAACTCTGCCCTTTTCACCACTATAAAAGTAAACTACATCTCCAGGATGTGGAGTCTTGCCATAAGCCCGATTAAGGACAAAATAATCCTTACCAGTTGGAGTGAACTGGCTATATGAACCTCTTAGCAGTTTTTTTCCTGCTGAAAATGCACTATCCATTTTTTTCGCCTTTCTCTTTTTTTCTGTATCTCTGCAACTCTTGAAGCCATGCTGCAATTTGCAAATGCTCTGACTTGCACCTACTACATGCATCAGCCTCGCCTGCAACCTTTAATGCATGGTCTATTGCTTCCTCTAATGTCATATAATTATCTCCAATAAAAAAAGAGCCTAAGCTCTATTTTGTTTATTTAAAATGCTATTTCGGTATAAAAAATGCAAATTTCGTTATTAAAATCCTATTTTCTGTTATCAAGATAGCATTTTTTGTTATCAAACTACATCATCAAGTATTCATCTGTTTTCATGAACTCTTCTACTGCTTCTTTGTATTTTCCCGGAACCTCGTCAATTGTCATGAGTCCATGCTTAATTCTAGATGCATAAAACTTAACATACACTTTAGTCTTCTTCTTACTCATTGCCTTCTTCCTCCTCTTCTGAATTCATCAGTTCAAGCATCATGTTCGATAAAGCGTCTATACGACCTGTAAGTGTCGCTTCAACTTGCTCCACTCTGTCCATTGCCCTGAACATCAATAAAGCCTGTATCTGTGTGATCGCTCCAATCGCATCCTTTATAAAGTTGATTGTGATGCCCTGTAGCTTTAGTCCTGTTATAGTTTCCTCTCCATCATCACTTTGTACTGTCATGATTACAGTATTTGCATCTGTAAGCTTATCCTTAATCACATCCAATTCTGAAAAATTATCAATCACTGTGACAAATGTATCTCCATAGTGTGTTGATAACTCAATTTCAGTTTTGTCCTTCAATATCAATTTACTCATTTAAAATCTCCTTTAATTAATAAACTCTATATGGCTAATTCCTGATACACTATTGTTAACATATACATTAACCTGTATAGTAAACCACTCTCTGTGACTTGCTTCTGAAACAGCAATACCTAAAACAATTCTATGGTGACCTTGTAAATCAGACACATCTATATCAACAAAATATTCTGCACCTACTGGTATTTCAGTAGGTGTATTCCACTGTCCTTGTACTATAGGTATAACACCATCTTTATAACCAACTCTTTTTATAATATTAGGGTTTATTTTTGAGTTCCTGCTTGCCACATATTCAGGTGTTATATTTGTAGGTAATGCCCATAAAACACCTACTAAAGAACCTACTCCACCTGTTGTTCCCCATCTACCACCATATGGATACTTTAAACCTAACCTTATAGTTCTAAAAGATGAAAGATTAACAGAATGAGCAAGTGTAACTGCTTCTTCCAAAACAGAATTACTTCTATACTGATGTAGACCTCCCCCTGAAGCTGAGGATGAGTTACTAAATCTTATAATACCGTCTCTTATCTCAGTTGATGGTTTACTGTAAACATTTGGGTTATTTCCCAATCCCATATTCGCCACCCCCGATACTAATGTTCCGTCGAAGGTGGCATTCCTAAAAGCCACTCTACCTGCATTTGAATCTTTCATTGTACCTACAATACCATTTATATTTACGCCCTCTCTTATGTTCCATGGGTAAAGATTAGGAGAAGGTAGAAACACGTACTGTGCCCCCTGAATATAGTGACCATTTGGTATTTTTGAAACAATACCTCTACCTCTATTTGCCCCCGTAGCATCATCCCAAGCGAACCCACTATTATTTACAGCACTTATTACATCCCCAGTATTACATATCCACCTTGGTATAGCACCTTCAAACTTGACCCCGTGTTGACTTGTAGCTGTTTGCCATTGCAACACGCTATTAGCATCTGCCGTTCCTAAACCCACTGCGTCTATACAGGTATGTGGGTGGTTATCTGCTCTATGATAAAAAGCGTTGCCGTGAGGAAAGTCAATCCAGAAAACCGGATTACTTCTATCTGACCAATTGTCAATACCGAATGCTGTTGATTTGTTGGCTCTGTAGTTACTATCCTGAGTATTTACCATTTTTATTTTTCCCTGCTCTCCACAGGTTGTGGTGTTATTGAGTGTAGCTTCAGGATGATAATTCACTGCACTTTTTACAAGTGCTGTAGGTGCTATAACATATGGTTTCCACAGTCCATCTCCACTTTTGTGATAGTATCCCTCCTCAACTCTTACTACATATCCACCTTCTTGAGGATAGAGCCACATCTCAGAAGTATCAGGACCATGGTATCCTCTAACAGGTATGGTACCTCTTACTCCTGATACCTGTAATGTATCCAACATTTTATTGGCATCTAAATGAATACCGTTAGCCAATACAGCATATGGAATTCCAACATAAGGCTTCCACTGACCATTTTGGGCATAATAGCCTTGTTCCATTCTGGCAAGGTACTTACTATCCCAATAAGCATCTACAAACTCAACCGTATCCATTCCGTTTCCACGGTTGACCATCTCACCTTCTACTATTTCATCATTGCTTTCAGTAGTAACAGTTTTATAGCCTTTAAGCACATGAGCCTTACTGGCAGTAACATCATCAGAGCTTACGCCTCCTGTGCCTCCTGCCATCAGTATTGCATCAGCCATCTTTTACGCCTCCTTTACTGCAAGATAAAAACTTCGCTGAGGCTTCTTTCTATAGCATATGAGCTCTATGTAGCCGTCATATACTACTACCTTGTCAAGACAACTATAAGCCTTCCATCTTGCCTTTATTGTAGTTGCATCTGTCATGTTATCCTCAATCTTGTGGCTTACAATAGGAGTATCTGTACCCTTAATTCCCGGAATATTTATTCTTTGTTTAAAGATTGTGGTTCCTTCCCACGCAGTTACTCTTGCTTCTACAACTGTCACCTTCTTAAGCTTTTGATTTATCTTGTTTTCCAAAGCATTGATTTTATTTTCAACATCTTCATTAACTGATATTTTTAAAGTATTTAGCTTATTTTCTAAAGCATCATATGAGACATAAAGAACGCTTGGATTAGATACAGTTACATTGCTGATATTTGAAAATATAAGTTCAATTCGTACTCTTTTATCTGTTCTTTCAACTGTACTTGTATTTATCACATATTCGGCATCTGCACCGCAGTTATCATATGCATACAGCTTTATACCACTAGACGTTTCAACCATGAGGCCAAGCTCTCTAAAGTGGTAGTCAAAATCGACATTAGGAAAATCACCAGTCACAACGCAACCCGTATCTGTTAAATCAATTGATAATTCAGTGATTTCCAATCTTTGATTTACTAATCTTTCTATCGTATTAAAGTTTGCCGGTGGTGAACCATCCCCAATTACCATAGAATGTATTTTTAAAGTGTCTTCTGCCTGTGCCTTGCTTAGTGCCCTTCTTCCACTTGTAGTAAGTGTCATTCCATTCCAAGCCATTAACTCACCTGCCTTATCGTCAAAATATTTGCTTCGCTGATAATACCTTTTTCAAAGATATTAAATGTTAAAGCCTTTTCATATATCAGATTTGCTATCATGTTTGAAGGATTTATCTCTTCCATCAGCTTTTTTATCTCTTCTTTTTGACTATCAAACCTTGTATATACGCTTATTGTTACTGTGTAATCCTTTATTTTTACATCATACCCTTGCTCACCACATATCAAAGCCAATCTCTTTTTTAAGCCTTTCAATGTTAGTGGAATATGATTAAACCACCTCGACAGTACTCTTGACCTTCTTGATTCAAGATTATCATCTGATAGTGGTTTTATTCCTACAATATCTTCAAACTTTGATAAACCATACTCATCTGCAGTACTTATGTATTCATTCTTTAGAACCCTGTCAAAAGACTTCCATAAAAAATCAAATTCAGGATTTTCTGCATCAAGTAATGCAATATTCTCTTTAAATTCCGCTAAAAAAGAAGGTAAGTATGACGCCAGATTTACATTTCTTGTCATTCTCTTACCTCCTTAAACACCGGGATTTCATACTGATCCAGTGCCAAATTTTTATTAACTCCATTTATTGTCGTATTGCCAATATCCACAATGCCTTTTATTTGTAAAAGCCTTGTTTCAATCTGTGCTATTCTCACTATCAAAGATGATGTGCTTGCCCATGATTTACAAAGTTCTAACAAATATCCTTTTATAGCTTCTTCCATCGCACTACGCATATTAGACCAACTATAACCTGTTTCAAAAGTAATCTCGGTTTTCACAGACACTTCAACGCCTCTTACACTTTTCACATTAACTACGTGTCCTATAGGTGCAAGCCCGTATCCTTCCCCTGGAGTATCCTCTGGATCTATCGTCTGCTGTACACTTTTTATCAACTGATTTGATGCAACTCCAAAGTTAGAGTCTGCTATAGTCAAAAGTACAGTTCCTCCGACTGTCAACTTCTTTTCTTTCCCTGCACTAAATACAGTAGTAAGCCATTTAGCAACATCCAGATCCAGCTTTGTTTTAGTTGTATTAACCCACTCCTCAACCTTAGTTGTCGGTATCAAATCTATAGGTTTTATATCATTGTTCCATGCCCTTGTTACCTTAGTTCCACCAACTCCTGATATGGCATTTGTTTTATCTATATAATCCTTAACATTTCCACCGAATGCGCTCTCTTTAAAGCTGTCAAAGTATCGTTTTCTTAGATTCTCTGTAGTCTCATCATCTTCGCCCGGAATAAGTACTTCAGTAAGCTCTGCAGTTTCAAGACCTTGTATATATTCAATTGGAATCATTGTTCCAAGAATTCTATTACCCATAGTACCTGGAGTTTCACATTGTACTTCGTAGCCTCCGTCAGAATCTGTTAATGCCCTTGTAACAACGTAATTTAACTCATTTACATTAAATCTTTTACCTATTACGTTGATTCCTGAAGGTGTAAACTTTCCACGAAGAATCGCTTTACTTGCCTGTTCCGGAATAACTCCTCGTTCTTTGCATCTCAAAATAAGGTATTCTCTTGAGGCCGTATCACCATAGGAATCTGATAATATAGAGTTTAGTTCTATATATACTCTTTGAAGTTCAAGTGCAGCAGGCGCAAGTGCATCATATATAATGGAACCCTCTCTTTTATCAAAGCTGTTTGGCACTCTTGAAATCATTCGTTCAAGAATTTCATTAAAAGTTACATCATACATTAAAAATTCACCACCTTTTCTGCATCTATATTTCCGAATATCGTGTGCACAATAAAGCTTACACGTATCTCACCTTTTTCTGATGTATCAAATTCAAAGTTGTCAACACTCTTGATTCTTTTATCCCATGTAAGAGCCTCTGTAATTCTACGCTCCAACTCAGGGCATACGTACGATACCGGTTCTCCATACAAATCCAAAAATTCAACACCATAATTCCAAGAATACATCTGATGTTGATATCTTTCTGTTGATAGAATCTTGAAGATAGCTTGTTTCATTGCATCCAAGCTGTCTGTATGTCCTTGTATTCTGTTGCTGTCAGATTTCATTTTATATGTGTAGGTTGGTATTTCTTCTATCTCAAAATTTTGACTTAAAAAGCCTTTATCTGAAGGTATCATCCTGTTCTATCCACCACTATATATTTTTGTCCATCCTGCTGCCTTAAAAGAATAACCTCATTACCCACAGCCAACCCATTGTGAATAGTTATCTTCTTCTTTTCACCGTCAACAGTAACCTCTGTTGTATAATCAGTAACTTCTCTTGCAAGTACAAGCTGAGATTTACCAAGAGTCAGTTTCTGATCCACTATAATCTCAAGTGGTGAGGCTTTTATTACTTTTCCAAAACAAACTTGTACCGGCTTTGTGGCTTCATATGCCTCAACGGCAGCTTTTTTAACAAGTTTTACAAACTCAACTGCGTCAGCCAACAAACTCACCTCCTCTAAGTGTCAAATCCATTACATGCTGGTCCAACTTAAATGTATGTCTAACCTTTTCCACCAACATAAAGTTCTTTAAATTAACATCGCCTAATGCAAGAGATACAACAACAAGGCTTCCTGCCCTTACCCTTGTATCCCCTATTGCATTTGTTATTTTTAAATTTCTGCTCTTCTTGTTGTAAAGCTTTAAAAGAGCATCTGCTTTTGCTTGCCCGTTCTCTCCCTTAGAGAGCGTATCAAAATACTGCAGAACTCCCCATTCATTCATATGCGTACCATCTTGAGCAATATAGATATCTCTTTTTCCTGTATCTTCATTGTCATATGATAACTTTATTTTGTTGTATACATCAGAGTCTATGCTTGATGAATATTCAAAGTTTTCTCCTGTCTCTTCATCAATTAATAGATATGCGCTTTCTTCACCTACACGCATAGATGCAATGTTTTTAAGTGTAATCTTGCCAAATTCATCAAACATTACAAACATTTCTTTTGTATTTTGCAATGTTAAATCCAAGGCATTTTCAATCATATCAAATAAAGATGTATTATCTTCTACTCTGGAAGCAATTTTAAACTTTGTATCTTCCAAAGTACCTGTTTTTAAGTTAAAGTCTGTCGCTATCATCTGAATGAATTCAGCGACTGTCTTATTCTCATATACATATGTATCTTTATTATTTAGATACCTAAGCTGATCATAGGCTGTTACAGATATAATTTGATTTTTATCACGTCTCTTTGTGAATACAAAACCATAGAATACCTCTTTCCCATCAACTTTTAATCTAACCCTGCTACCTTCTTCAAAATCAATAATACCATCATTTATTATCTTAAAAGTTAGTTTACCCGGAGTACTTCTTCTTTCAGTACTCCACTCAATACCTTCTTCAACAACTGGCATATACAGCTTATTACCTGAAGGATCTGATATCAAAAGTTCTATATCCATCTATGCTCCTTTAATCAAAACTTCCCTCATCAACCCAACCGTATACATTTGAAGTTGAATCAACATGTATTAAGTGCCATGGATGCGCCTTGCCCTTACCATTTGCAATAGTTATTCTTGCTTTACCTGCCCTTGCCGGATAACCTTTTGCGCCCTCATAAGAAGTGTAAAAGTGAGTTCCACCATGATAATTTACAATGTCGCCCACCTTATACTCTCCTTTAGGTGCATTCTCTGTTGATCTAGGTTCTTCTACAGTTGCTTTTGGCGCTTCATCACTCGAACTTTCTGAAGATTTAATACTTACTGTTTTTGTGCCATACTCCTTGTATTGCTTAAGCTTAAACTTTACCCCTATATCGAAACCCTCACTTGCCTGTTCCGTTATCTTATATTCTTCAAGTGACACTTTTATATTGGTTGAGAATAGTACCTTGCCACTCGGCATTACACGAGACACAATGAATTGAAAAGGCTTCCTACTTGCTTTTAATTCTTCAAAATAATCAAGGAAGTAAGAAGCTCCCTTAAATCCTCCTTTGTAACTTGCAAAAGGATATTTAACTTGGGGTATAATGCAATCAAATTCAATATCGGTTAACTCCGCCTTTTTAAGTATATTGACTTGTCCTTCATCAATCAAAGTAACCTTTGAATTTGCATTGTTTATCTTGATTTGAAGCTTATCCGGAGCAATAGGCAACAAGCATTTATTCAGATAAAAATCATATCCTGTTTTTCCCATCTTAATGTGCTCCCTCCGCTATTATATCTACCGCTTCATATACTGCATCTGTAAGACCTGACAGTACTCCGTCAAGGTCACCATTGTTTGAAATGTGGTTATTGTTTGTCTGCTCAATGTTGATTTCCGCTGTTGTAAATCTATTTATTGTTTCCTGCTCAGCAATATCACGAAGATACTTTAGATCCTCTTCCGTGATATCCATTGCATCTTTTATAGCTCCTGTATTTCCTGCCGTATCAGCTGCACTTCCTGCAATATCCCCCAACTCAGGTATATTACCAATTCCTCCCAATGGATCTCCCATACTCGGAATTTCAGGATTGAGTACTCCCTTAAGCATTCCTGTCACCTTGTCCATAACTCCATCACCCCAGCTTGCACCTGCACTGAAGGCATCTGAAGCCCATCCATCCTTGAATGTGTCAAATGTTGACATTCCACTATTAAACGCATCTGATACACTTGTATAGCTTTGCTTGTTCCCTGCAGCTGCACTTGCTTTCGCTGCATAATCATCAGCTGCACTACTTATACCCGAAAAATCAAACTCAACAAAAGGTAGATTATTTAAAGCTTCACAAATACCTGCAACTACAGATAATGCAGTAGATAACAAGTCATAAAACCATGATTGAATACCTGATATTGCATTGCTAAATGCTGCCATCATGTTTGAAGCAAGCGCTCCAATAGCGTTTCCTATCCCTATAGCAATATTTGCTGCTGTAAAGCCTAAATTCTTAAAGAACTGTATTACAACATTAATGCCACCGGTCATTACTCCAAATCCTGTATTTGCAATCCCCGTCATTTTTGCTATTGCATTACAAACGGCAAATATTATTGCTATTAAAGCAATAATGAGCATAATAATCCATGTTAAAGGACATGCGTATAAAGCTGCATTAAAACCATGTTGAGCCACTGTTGCTGTAAAAGTTGCCCCGGATTCCATTGCAAGAGCTGCTGCATGAACGCTTCCCATGAATGAAGCTACCGCTTTAATTCCGTTGCTTATAAGCTGAATAGCGTTGTAGATTCCTAAAGCCGTGTAGTAAGCAACAAGTGCTGCTGTTGCGCCATAAATAATAGGTGCCAACCATGACCAATTATCTGCAGCAAAAGAAGCAACCTGCCCCATTAAATTAAAGATAGAAAGCACTGCATTTGCAACCATTGCCATTGCTTCTATTGCACCATTTACAAATGCTTGGAATCCTTCACTATTTGCTAAAGTGTTTAGCTTTTGTAGTACCGGCTCAAACGCTCTTAATGCATGATTTGAAAACGACGCCCAGATTTGTTCAAATGTCTTAGGCATTTTTTCAAACTTGGCATTCGTTTCATCAGCAGCAGCAAACACCGCAGCCTTTACAATATCAGCTGTAATTCTGCCCTCTGCGGCCATATCTTTTAATTTACCTATAGGCACTCCCATATAATCTGCAATGGAATGCATTATATTAGGAGCCTGCTGGAATACCGCATTGAACTCTTGACCACGAAGTATACCTGATCCCATTGCTTGAGTAAGCTGTAACATAGCTGCATTGACACCTTGAGCTGACGTTCCTGCGATAGCAAATTGTTTGTTTACCTGCTCCATAAAGCCAACAACTTCTGCAGAGCTATCAAATGCATTCCCGGCTAAAGTTCCAAGCTTTGATACAGCATCTGCAGTTTTCTGATACTGTCCTCTTGCCCTCTCGGCAGATTGGAATATCATATTTTGCATTTCTCCAGTAGTCTGCAAGCCATCATTCATCATATCAAGCCTTGCCTTTGTTGAAGTTATAGTATCAGATAGCCCCATGATTCCTTTAGCTGTTTGCACTGTGCCATATGTAATCGCAAGACCTTTTACCGCATCCATTAAGTTATTCGCATTTGATACACCATCGTTAATTGCTTGATTAAATCTTCCTTGCTCATCTGTATTATCTCTGATATATCGCTCAGTCTCACCTACGGTTTGCATTAACCTTATATATGAATCATTAGCAGAAGATATGTCCATATTGGCCATAGCTCTGTTTAAGTTTTCTTGCTCAACCATAGCTTGATTTAACTGACTACGTAATTGTTCAAGTCCTGCATTTGCTCCGGCAGTACCCACATTCATTGGATTGCTTTCTATTTGCTGTATACGTTCCTGTATGGCCTGTAATCTGTTGCCCATTCCGTTTATATCGCTAATTGCGTTAGAAGGTAATATGCTCATTCCTGCAGCTGTGTGCGCGATTTGACTTTGTGTCGAGTTCAAGGTGCTTAACATAGCGTTTGCACTTTGAACTTCTTGCTGAAATCTTTCAACCCCTGTAGTAGTAAATACTTCAGGACCGTTATACGACTGCCACTGACCCTGTTGTGGCTCCGGTGCTTCAGGAGGTGTTGAAGGGGGTGTGGGTGATACTGTATTGTCACTTACACTCTGCATGGCAGAATCTAATTCATGTACTGCCGTAGTAGCTTGGTTTATTGAATCCCTTGCAGCATCAATCGAAGTGGTGTCCACACTGGAATTCATTGTACTATGCAGTTCCTCCATTGCGGAGATACTCATGTTGACCGAATTAATAACTTGATACAATACGCTTGTGAAATTATCCTGTAATTCTATAGCTGTTTGAATCGTTGCCATTATTTATCCCCCTTTCCTGCTCATTTTTCTTTTCGTTTCTTTCTCTTTTTCCTTGTCATTTTGAATTTTTACCCTTATTGCTGCTACAACGAAGGCTTTTTCCTGCTCATCCATTGCAAGGAAAGTCGAAGGCAATATATGTAATTTAAGAAGGGCATAGTAAGCATGATTAGCCTCCCAATCCCCTTCTTCTATTAGTTTTTTGCTTCTTCTACCTTATCTTCAAATGAAACATTGAAGCCCTGGAAATTTTGAACATACGCTGCAAGGTCATTATATTCACCCGGATCATCTACCAAAGCCATAAGCAGTTCTTCAGGCGTGTTTACACCGTAACTATCCTGAAGCTCTGCATCATAAAGGTCCGGCGAAACAATTGAAGCAACAAGCATTCTTTGTATATAAAGGCTTGTCTTAAGCTTCTGTCGATAAACATTAGGCTTCCCGGTAATTGGTACTTCTATAGTACAACTCTCTCTTATCTCTTCATTCTCTTTCGATGTTATGTGTCTGAACTCCCACTCAAGTGGTTTACCGTTTTCATCACAAAGAGATTTAGTAACAGGGTGTATGGCATTCTCCTTCACAACCTTGTTCACCTTCATAAATTTACTGAATTTTGACATTGTTATATCTGCCTTTCTGTTTTTGTTTATACATAAATCCCTCATAAATGACTATTGCCACTCATGAGGGGTTGACTACTTTATATTCTAATTTGTAAGGAATCCGTCTAAGGCTTTAAACTCCTCAGGCATCTTGAAATCTTCAAATGTGAAGTCCATGTCCTCATCAAGATACTCACCGTCTGCATCAAACTTGGAAAGCACTCCGCCATCAATATTACAGTCAACAAATATTACTGTTTGGCGTCCTGCCTTTGAAGTAGGATCTTCATTTGTAATCTGTATATCAAAATAAATATCCTCACCTGTGTCCTTATATTGAGCCATCAGCTTTCTGAATATGGATGTGTTATAGTGGAATGTGGCCGAACCTGTTCCCTTCCACCCTGTGGTCTTATTTCCCTTTCCGGTCTTTCCAAGGATTGGAATTTCCTTTTTAGTCTTGTCAAACTTTGCCTCGAACTTAATCGCCTGCATAAAGTTATATCTACGTGTCCCTATTGTAACGAAACATTCTGCAAGAGATGCACAAAGTGTATCCTTCGCTTTCATTGTTATATTAGACATCTATTCTCCTTCCTTAAGCAACAGTCACAGTCATAAAAAGCTTTGACATGGCATTTACTACCGTGACTGCATCTGTTACAACAACTGATTTCTTTGTACTGCCCGGTGTAATTACAACATCTGAGTCAGAGAAGTTCTCAATTGCCCTAATTTCTTCAAGTTGCTCATGATGTTTTACAATGTCAGACCACAAAGATGTTCTGCCTGCTGCATCATTCGGTACAGCTCCAAGATATTTTGTGTTGAAGAGAACTGCAATATCGTTCGCGATCTGGTCAATCACTCTTATTGTCTGATTATCCTTAAACACATTTCCGTGCTCCTCCGATGTTGTTACCAGTGTGTTGATGTCCTCCAGAACACGCACATCTGATCCAACCTTGTGCAGAACAAACTCTCCTGCCTTAATAGCCTTTCTAAGCTCGTTCTGTGTGTATCCGGTATCAACCTTGAACTCTCCATTGTACTTCTTATTCTGATTTGATCTATTTACCTCGCAACCTGCAGATATGCCTGTTACCCAGTAAACTAATGAAGCCTCACTCCATCCTGTATCAAGTACCTTATTTTTTACGCTTGTTGTTCCGTAATAATCTGCTGAAGGATAACCATAAAGCACAAGCTGAAACTTAACTCCCATTTCTTCGCGAAGCCTCTTAACAAACGAATTGAACATTCCTCTTGTAGTATCATCCTTTACTACAACGCCCATTGTGTTGTATGAATACGCTTCAATCTTATCCAAATACTTTTGATAAGATGTACCACTTACGGCACCGTTAGTGCCACCAGTAAGTGGTGTTGCAGCAGTTACAGCAAGTGTAGCTCCACTCTTAAACTTAACAAAATCATTTGAAACCAAGTCTCCAACTGCCGCTACTGTCTGACTATCTACAACCGTTGTGTCGACTATTGTCTTCACATCAAACTTAGACTGATCATCAGCGTTCTTCTGAATTGATATCTTGATGTCGTTTCCACGAACACCGCTGCAAACGGCCTCAGCCAATGCATTACCTGCTTTTACTCCGCCTGATGTAAGCTTGTAAGCATAAAGTGTCTTAGTGTTTAAGAAGAGATCACGTAACCCCTTCATCTTTTCATGTGTATACTCATACCCAAAGATTTTCAAAGACTCCTCATGAAAATCCCCATTGTTCACTTCAAATACCTCTCCGTCTATACCCCAATCAAGTTCAAGCGGCATTGTTGCAATACCTCTCTCAGATAGGTTAGCAGAAGCGGAATTCGCTGAAACAAAGTTTATATATGCACCGGGCAATTCTTTCTTTTGATTAACAAAAGTACCACCACCTAAAGCCATATTATATTACCTGTCCTTTCATATATTTCTCAATTTGCTCTTCTACAAATTCAATTGTGTATTCTTCAGCATCAGAAAGAATAGTCGAAACTAAATCTATTCTGTCTCTGAATCTGTCACTATCAAGCAATTGTTCTTTTGTAAACTTTGGCTGCTCAATAGCGCCTTTTTTTGTTTCTTTTTCAATATCCATTATTCACCTTGCCCTTTCACTGCAACATTCCTTAACACTTCATTCATGGCATCATCCTTATTCTTCAGCCTCAATGTAAATAGGTTGTAGTTCACAAAGAAATTTAAAACTCCGTCAACTATTTCAGAACTCATCTTCGAGCCTCTAATCAGGTCTTCACCCACTGTGATGTATTCAAGACAATTAAAAAGCCTTTCTACAACAGCATTACACTCTTCTTTTTCTGCACTTGCATTTGTAGGAATGTATTGTATGCACATTTGATTTGTTCTGAAATACCTTTCTCCAAGAAACACTTTACTCGTTGGATTGAGACAAGATATAAAAAAGCAAGGTTCTTTTAAACCTTGCTCTACACTCTCTGTATAAATGGCATATCCGTCTTCAAATTCAGTATTTATCGCAATGCTGATGCCCTCAATAATTGAATTAATCATCTCATATAGCCTCCTAAAAATCTTCTGACCTTATTCTCAAGAACATCAGGAGCGATATTTTGAATCTCCTGCACTGAAATAGTCATCATAAATCTTCCAGGAACCCATCCTGTATGATTTCTAGTTCTGTGGCCATATTCAACATAACTGGCATATTCAACCGGATTTATGATTTCAATAACAACCATATCTCCAAAGTGATTCACTGTTAGTGATTCCGCATAAGCTTTTGCATCTGCCCTACCACTTCCGCCTGCTGCCTCTTCATGTGTCTTTGCAGTCCATCCTCTTCGAAGCGTTCCTCCAAGTTTCCCGGAGGTATTTACTCTCTTTGTGTATTTGTCACCTTTTTTATGATTCTTTGAATCCCTCTTTGCAACAACTTCAACCTCTTTTGAGTAGTCGCCTACGGGTGTTCGCTTGATAACGGTAGCCAAAAGCCTTGCTGCTAACTCCTTTGCACAAGCATCTATAAACCCTGATACATCTTCCGGCTTGATTTCGTTTAGCTTTCTCTGAAAACGTCTTAATTGATTCGCATTAAATCCACCTAAGTTCCCCATTATGCCCACCTGTCAAACATATCAAGCATGATTTCCTGATGCGTATCCGCGTATACTGCAGGTACTCCACTCGCTTTATAAGCATTCCGGCCTACAACTACTTTAGATCCAGGCTTAATCATTACATTAGGTGAAATAAAAAGTTTAACTGTTTGCCTATTGGTTGCTCCTGTTCCTGTCTGTCCAACGGTGTTTAAACTTCCATACGAAACTTTACATGGTTGATTTTCAAGCACTTTTACTTCTAAAGCCTTTGTTATTTTAGTTCGTTCATTACGAACACTTTGCATCTCAATAACATCACATTTTTCTGTAAAATAAATGTCTTCCATAGCTTTTCTGGCCAAAGCTCTTGCTCGCTCCAATACACCTACCATTTAATTCTCCTATGTCTCATAAGTTCAGTTTTACCATATGACTTAAGATAATTGATAAATGCATCAAGTCTCTGCTCATGCGTTTTTGAGCCTTCACCTACAGCAAATGTAGTATCCATATCGCCAGCTTTTATTTGCTTCACAGCTATATCAAGATTAAGCATGGAAAGTGCGTTCGGAGCAAATGTCTTTTTATGTTCTAAAAAATCACCGATGGCATAATCAACTGTCACAAATTTCAAAGCACCCGGAATATCATCCGGGCACTTTTTAAAATTGCAATAATTGCAAACATATTGTGCAGCCTTTTCAGCTTGATACTCTATTGTAGAGTTGTCTCCCTCTGTGACGATATACCCAAACATTTGTAACCGTAAGCCTATCAAACGAATCAGATCTTCTAATACCATACGGTCCTCCTTTTTTGACTATCCTATCTTGTGCTTGAATGCTACAATTCTGATCTGCTTTGGCTCGTATACCATCTTCCAGTTCTTTGCATTTGCAAGCTCTGCTTCTGTAGGCGTCTCCTGATTTGCTCTTGCGAGGTTCTGCCATGCAATGCCTCTTGGATGCATAATAAATGTCTTTCTGTTGATCAAGTAATCAACTCCTGATCCCTTCTTCTTATCTCTATCAACCTCAGTAGGAACAAAGCCCACAGGAGAACCATTTCCGTATGCTATAGCTCCCTGGCCAAACAAATAAGTTGTGTATGTACCGCTATCAACAGGACATCCGTCATCTACAATTACCCTTCTTCCCTGATATACCTCAAACTCTACATCTGTGCTGTCTCTTTCAGTCTGTATGAGGTTCTGCTTCTTCAAAAAGGCTTTTGTTGCGCTATGCATAGCTACCGCTGTAAGCTGTCCCTGTGCATCTCCTAAAAGCTGACAAGCATCAATGAAGGCTGAAGCGGAAATGTTCTTTGCCGCAGCACTTGATGCGGTGGTAATGTCAAGAATATGATCCTTTAAAGGCACTTCTGTAGTACCTCCATTTACCCAAGAGCCAAAAACACCTGACAAAATCTTAATCAATATTCTCTGATTCTCTCTTGCCCAGTATCCCGCTACAAGGTCTCCAATAGCGGCCATAGGATCTACTCCGGACAATGCAGCAGATAAATCTGTTGCAGACCACATATTGGCCTTTCTAATAGTAGTAGATACATCATTCTTTGATGTGATTTTCTTTGCTGTAAGGTCCTGCCCCTCAATTACATCCTCAGACGCTCCGGTCAGATCCTCAAAGAATGGCATATTGTGTATAGGTGCCGCCTCAGACGCAAGTGCATCAAATTCAGCATTATTAACTGCAATACCTGATTGAAAAAGCGCTGATAAAGCCATTGTTCTGTTAACCACATAAGGGTTAAATAGTGTAGGTACAATAACATCCGATAAAGTTGTTCCGTTTGCCATAATAATTTAATTCCTCTCTTAAATGTTTAATGTTATCCCTGCTGCAGATGCCAACTGTTTTGCCTGCACAGGATCGTTCTTCAAAATCTTTCCTTGCTCAGTCATGTTAAAGCTTTCCTTTTTCCAAGGATTGACTATACCGCCTGAACCACTACCACCGGCAGGATTATACCCATTCGGCTTGTTCTCTGTTTTGAAAAGATGCGGTAAGGATTCTCTTAAAGGTTTAAGTACATCATCAATGCCGATAGGATTACCGTCTTTATCAAAGTTAAACTTATCAAGTCCACCCTGCTTATAGATTAAGTAATCAGAGTCCAAAGCACCTGCTTCTGCAAGTTTTGCTTTCAGTGCATAGCTCTTGGCAGTATTAGCTGCTTCCGTCTGCATAGTCCTTATTTGCTCTTCATAGTTCTTAATCTTTTCTGTAAGCTCTGTATTATCCCCGGCATTCTTTTTCAGTTCCTCAATAGTGCCTTCAGCCGCTTTAAGTTCCTTTACCTTGTCATTGAATTCTGTTTTAGGTACAGCATTTTTAGGAAATTCTGACTTCACTGCGTTCATGACCGCTGTTACATCAAGCTTTCCATCTTCAACCTTTGCACCCTCAAGAATTGTTTGTAACCATTCCAACATGTTTCTTCTCCTCGATCTTTTTTATTCCGGTCTGTTCCGGTTCTTAGGATTGCCAATTTATTCACTTGGCCAGTGTAATCGTACAAGCGGTTTTATGCCATGCTTAGGGCAATAAAAAAGCACCCTTGTTCAGGTGCTTTGATTTTCATTTAACTAAATATTCGCCTTTTACCATTCAGCATATTATATATTACAATATCTATTGCTGGCCATTAGAGAATTTCTTCTTAAAATCATTCTCCACAAATTCACGTTCTTCCCATGTGAGAAACTTTAAAGGACAAAGATCATGGTCATTATCATTTTCATTTTCACTGTTCACTAGAGCATTCCAGTATTCATCAAATTTTTCCACAAAATCAAAACCCAATCTGCTATTGATAGACTCATACGAAACCATTTTACTCCTCCTTTACAACTTCTCTATTTTTACGCCAATTGCTTCTTCTATGTCTGTAAAAAACTCTTCTATACTACTATATTTCTTTATATTACTATATTTCTTATCATAGAATTTGTCAAACCTATTTTCATAAGTTATTTTATCGAATTGATTCAACGCCCTACTAACAGAATATTTATATATATCACCATTGTGGCATGCTATCAATCCGTATTTATATCTTCTATTGTACGCCAACATTAAATCGCTAAAACTTGGCAATGTGCTTTCAGGATGGTTATGTATTGCTATTATTGTATCTGGCAAACTGTTATGTAACATCTTAAGCATCCTTTTTGACGCTTTTACCTCTTTTTTCTTATTATAATCTGTCCTGCTTAACACCTCCATAGTATTAGGATTTATAAAAATTAAGTCCTCAAAATGTGTTCCACTTCTATGTTCAAGTGCTTTCCTACACTCTTTCTTTGCAACTCTTGTAACTTCATTATTCTCGTTCAAGTTCTCGAATTTTTTATCGTAATCATTCGAATATATAATCTTCCTATTAATTTGAGTGCTGCGTTCTATCCCTTTATATCCGCGTTCATTTTCAACAAATTTCAAATCCCACTCTTTATAAGTCATATCGTCCGGCACATAATAGATATCTCCATTCTCATCTCTCGCTGCTCTTTCAGCATTTTTGTTCCACTCATCATTAAAGTATGGAACGGTGGTTGTACGACAATTCACATGAAATGGTGGAGCATTTACACCAATTTGCCTTTCAGACATTTTAAATACTTTGCCATCCATATCCTGGCATATCTCTGATGTATGGGAATCAAGAGTGGCTACAATCTCATATTCTTCTACTCCTAATTCTTTAAAACAATCTTCCTGCCCCCTGCTTGCAAATGCAGCAGATTCAGTCATCACAAGCCTTCCCGCTGCTGTCTTAGAAACATCAAGTTTCTTTGACATGGCATTTATTATCTTGCCGGGATCTTTACCAAGGATTATACCTTGCGTAAGTGTTGTGTTTAATTCATTAATTAACTTTTGTTTATTACTCCAAACACGGTCCGAAAAATTTTTGCCATCAGGTGCCCAAGGCCTGTTTAATATTTTATCAATAAGCGTTTGATTAAATGCAGCAAGAGTATAACCAACTCCCGTACCTTTTTGAATCTCAAAAGCAGTATGTAAATATCCGGCGCTGTATACAGCCCTCATAGCTTTGTCTATTCCATCCAGTTGATTTCCAAATACAATTTCAACCTGTTGTTGCACTTGGAGTTTTAAGGCCTCTAAACGGCTTATGTGGGCCTTTGCGGAGGCATTCTCAAGCTGTTTCATCCACTTCCCGTCAATGGCGTTTTGTTGGCCATACTTGATGTACTCATTAACATCCCACTTTAATTCTGCAAGTTCTCCGGATGTTAAAAGCCTTCTTGCTTCCTGCATTGTAATGCCGTTATTCACAGCGAATCTTTGATACCACACTGAAATCTGACTTTCAATCTCTCTTTGCGCTTTTCTATACTGCTCTTCAATTTCTCTATATGTTACAGCTCCCTTGTCATGACAAATCTTTTCTATTTGTTCAAATCTGTCCTTCCAGTAATCAGCTGTCTTCATCATTCTTCTCCGTAGCTTCTATTGGCTCCTTGTCTTCGTCAAAGGGATTGTAATTTATTTCGGTCGCTTCTTTTTCTTCCGCAAGCTTGTCAAGTTCATCCTGTGCATTTTTAACCCAAGGATGATTTCTAACAATCGTTTCGGTACTTATAATACCTGTAGACTGTTGAGCAATCTGTGCAGTCTCCTGGTCGTTCTGGACCTTTGTTCTTGCCCACGTTTGCAACACAACATCATCTTTTATCGGAATATTTAATACTCTGCAGATACACCTTATAAATCGCCCAAACGAAGGCCTGAATTCTGTTTCAAGTAGCCCTGACTTCAATTCCAGTAGGGAGTACAAAAACTGCAGGGCCACACCTGAACTATTCCCAAAGTTTTGAGGATCCGGATCAATACCCATACCCTGCTCAAATATACACTTGCGTGTTGTAGTTAAAAGCTTTTCTCTTGCATCTACCGGCAAATCAATGGTTAATGTTGATACGCCTGAACCATCACCTTGCTCGTTGTCAACTTTTATAGTCTTGTAATACTTTAAGTCTGATAGGAATTCATTCAAATCTGTACCACCGTAATTTGTCAGTACGAATATTACTTCCTGAATATCCTCAAGGTCATTTACAAATCCACTGAATATTTTGCAGTACACGTCAATTAAGGGCTTTATATTCTTTAAGTCGTCTGTATGCACATTGTTGTTATCGAATGCAAAGAATGGTACCTCTCCTAAATCGTGTGCGTATTCCTTTGATACTTCGCTTATTCC